ATCAAAATAGAGAGCATAAGCGGAGGGGTTAGTATCAAGAAAGTTCTTAACCACGGCGAGAGAGAAAAAAGTCTTTCCAGTACTAGACTCTCCAGCAATGGCAGTAATTTTATTAGCAGATACGCCCCCAAAAATACTACCTGAAACAAGTCCGTTAAAAACCAACGAACCCGTATCAATATATTGTTCGTTGTCCGATATATCGGATGCGAGGGTGGTGAAGTCATCTCCTATCTCTTTTACAATGTCTTTTAAAAAATCCATCAAATAGTCATTCCTCTTTCTTCACGTAAAATTTTCTTATAAGGACCACCTGGATTTTCATCCCGCACTTCTTTAACCTCTTTCAGTAGAAAATAAAGTCTAGTGTCACCACCCAAAGCAAGTGCTTTGACTATTGTATCTAAATCTTTATCGTTGATAGGTAAGTCCATTTAAACAAAAAAGGATTCTAAAGTTACAGTTTTTTCCACGTTCCAACCAATCGCATCTAAGATGGTTTTTAGTGGGTCCAAGAAGGCTTTATCAAATTGTAAGTCATAATCAATATATTTGTCAAGACCAATCTCATGAGGAAAATCCTGAATGAACGAAATGATATTCTCATGAATAACATTAGGTTTTTTCAAATAACAAAACTTGATCTTTTCACCATTTTGGATGAAAGAATACTTATTATCCAACTTATGTTTTTTGACATAATGGTTGAATAACAATGCACCCCGTATATGTATAGGAGTTCCTTTTGCATATATCGTAGAATGTGCCTTATACTTCTCAACATCAGATGCAGAACGAGGGAATGATATATCTTCTGGTGGCAATTTCTTAAACTCCCGACGACACTTTTCAATATAATCAATCACCTCATCTTCTGTTCCATTCATCATCAGTTTAAGAGCATCCTTAATCATTGTCCTACACGGAGCAGGAGTAGAAGATTTCACTGCCTCAATACCCATTATCTTTAACTTAGGTTCCTCATACCTAACACCCTCACTATCCCATACATTCAAGATATATCTCTTCTTAGCAGTCCATATGCCCCTGTCAGCAATGTTCTCCCGTGCCATAACCATCTTCTGGTCATATGCATTTACGTAGGATGCCAGGTCTTGGTAGCAACTTTCAATATAAGGCTCGAATTCCATTTCACAGACCTTATTAAGGAACGTGACAACGCCTTCATTAGTTTTCTCTCTCCCCTTGTATACAGCCTCAACCAGAGGACCCAAGTTAAGATAAATGGAATCGGTATCAGAAGCAATAACATAGTCAACATCCTCAGTTTTTAAAATTTTATTAATCTTCTGGTTCATCTTATTCTCTATCCATCGAATAGAAACCTGACCAGATAGAGTAATAGCCTCAGCATTTGCTAATTTATAGTACCTGAAATACTGATTGCCGATAGCACCATAAGCACTATTAAGAGAGATCTTCTTCGCCATTTGGATGTTGTTACATCGAGCAATCTCCTTTTCCAATGATTTAGTGGGGGTCTTTTCATAATCTTTCTTAGCCTGAATCATTTTCTTTTTGAAGACCACACGGTCTCCATACATCTTATCCATCAACTCTGGTAAGAATCCTCTTACATCCTTTCTATACTGTGCTCCATTAGCACATGTTGCAAACTCACCTCCAATCTCAACATCCTTATTTAATATCCTCTCAACGCTCGCGCTGGGATGTCTAGTCTCCCTGAGGGTTTCTGGACTGATATTATATTGCATAATAAGATGAGGGTACAAGCTATTGAGGTCAAAACTAACAACCCAATCATAGCTTCCTGGTTTTGGTTCTTTGACATATGCTCCAGCGTACTTTTCGTTCTTTTGTGATCTGTTCTTTGGTGGTATTACAATATTCCTCTTTTTGAGGTAATTGTATATGATGTTATCCCACATCCTCACCTGATAAAAGACATCATTATAATTAACCTTGGCATCATATGCCATAGTCAATGCCAACTCAATCAATTTCATCTTGTCTTCCAAACGGTCAACAAGTTCCACGTCAATTATATTATACTCAATATACTTCTGCCAACCCTTTGTGTAAAAATCCTTAAAAGTCTCATACTCACTATGGTCTAACTTCTTCTGTCCTAGTTCTACTTGTGCAATATAATCCAACCTATAAGACTCTTGTGCTTTATAAGTAAACTTCTTATAAAGATCAAGATAATCTAACTGACAAACACCACCAACATCAAAAGTTATATGCCTACGACCTTTAATAAATGTTTCTCCCTCTGATACAAGTCCCCAAGGAGAAAGTCTCTTCATCAACTTCTCACCAAGCACCCTATTAATCCTACGGGCAATATATGGAATATCATATAATTGAATGTTCCATCCAGTGATCACATCAGGAACATCTTCCATCCAATAATTGATAAAGGAAGATAGAAGTTGATGTTCTGTTGGACAATGATGATATGTTACATCTTTCCGATTATTCTCAAAGGGTTTGCTACCCCAAGTAATGATCTGCTTAGTTGTATAATCTTGTATTGAGATTGCCAAGATCTCTTCCACACACGATTCAACGTCTGGAAACCCGTGCTCAGACGCAACTTCAATATCCAAAGTAACAAGCTTAATTTTAGATATGTCAAACTTGACTTCATCCTCAGGATATTTCTCCGAAATATATTGGTAAATATACCTATCATTCCCATAAATCGCAAATCCCTCAACATCATCATACTTCTTATAGAAGTCCCGACAATCTCTAACTGTTCCTGGATTAATGGGTTCAACTGATTCTCCACCTAACGTCTTATATTTAGACTTTCCTTTAGATTTGACAAATAGTGTGGGGAAGAATTCATCACGATGTTCATATCTTCTACCATTATCAACTCCACGGACCAAAAACTGGTTGCCGATTAGTTGAATATTGGTGTAAAATTTCATTTAGTAAGGTCTAAGTATTTTTCAAGTAGGGTGGGAGTTGGTTCTGCCAAGGTAAGTATCTTATCAGAACTAATCATAAATATATCCTCCTTTGTCACATTAAGTAACCAAGGTTCTAAAGTAGGAGAAATACTATCTGCTTCTTCTCTGATAGTAAATGGATTAACCATCTTACAATCAGGTGCTCCTATGTCAACAGCAGCAACTTCAACTATCTCACTTATCAGAAGTTGATTTGTTGTTAGGTGAACTATTTTTACTAAGCGGTCCATTTACTACATCCTCAATGTACATTTCTTTTAATTTTGCTGTTGGTTCAACCATTGTAATCAACCAATCAGCTGTTACAGGAATAGTTGTTTCTGAAGAGAGTGGTAACCACGGAAATAAAGAAACTTCGAATCCTGCTTTTTGAGTGTTCCCATCAGACTGTTGAGTCTGAGGATTCCTCATTTTAACAACACAAGGTTTATCCATAAAATAACCAACAACCTTACCATCCGCACCCTCATGGGTACGCATTTCAGTGATGTCAGTGATAATATCTTCCCCCGACTTAAGGAGAACCAATTTAATCGTCATAGTTTTATCTTAAGTTGTGACTGTAATTTCAATAGAATCATCATCCATTTCCCATTCTTCTACTACATTTACCCCTAATTCCTGAAGTACAGTATGTAGAGCAACTCGAACGTGCTGTTGGGTGGAACCATCATCATTAAATAATTCGGTTTGGTTTACAAGTCCATCTTTTGCAATGGAGAATTTAGTAGTTTTTGTCATGAATATATTATAGCAAGAAAAAAGAGGTCTGTAAAGACCTCTTATTATTTAAAGATAATCCTTGCGAGAATGATGCTCTGGAACTATCTTATTCAACTCCACTGTGAGGAGTCCATCTTCAAACTTGACCGATCCCACTTTCGTATCGTCGGTGATAGTCCAAATACGTTGGAAGGAACGTTGGGCCAGTCCTTTATGGACAAATTCTCCATCTTTTTCTGATTCTTCCTTTTTGCCTTCCACATATAATTTTCCAAACTCCGTAAAGACTTTGAGTTCATCTTTCTTGAAGCCCGCCAAGGCGATTTCGAGTCTCGATTCATGATTATTAAGTTGTACTAAATTATATGGTGGATAATTTGGTTGTGATTCTTGAAAATCAAATACACGATCCAAATAATCATGCATTCCAATACTGTTCTTTGAAATCCTGTCTAGTAATGCAGGAAGATCGGCGGCAGTGTACCTGGCTAGGTTACCCATGATAGTAGCTCCTTGTTAAGCGAGTTTGTGTTTTGTGGATCCTTTCGGCATCCATACCTATTTATAGCACAAACCACAAAAAAGGGGGATGTTGAATCCCCTACTCTCTTATTCGGTTTCTTGGGTTTCTTGGGTCTTCACTTTCTTTCCAATATTATACTTCTGCTCCAACACCCAATCTCCCTTGTCCTTATATGCAAGAACTTTGATTTGATTAAGTGGAGCAATATCAACTACAGCCTCATCCTTTACTACAGATATGAGACCCCAATCAGCAAGAAGACGAGTAATACGGTTCCTACGCTGAACATCATTAGAAGTAAGGTTAGCATGTTTACCATCTAATGCAAATAACTCCTTAAAATGCACGATATAGTATCTACCCTGCTTATGCAGAATATGACAACTTTGGTAAAGTTTCTTTTCTTTTCTTGATGCTACGCCAATTCTTGTGAGAGTTTCTCTAACCTTTAAGAAATCATCTGGTTCATTTAGAAGTACTTCTACCATCTGGTCCTGAGACCATCTTACTTCAGGTTCCACCGTAATACTCATTTCGCTCCTCCAATATCAAGTCTTTGTTTAATAAAATTAATTTGTTCAGGGGTTAATATTTTCAAAGCTTGTGATGCTTTGTCGTTACTATAACCATAGTATTGTTTAATGATTTCAAGATCCGTGACTTTATCCTTACGGAGCCAGGGAGCGAATCTCTTCTTTTTCCTAAGTGTATTTAGATAAAAAGAATATTGAAGGTCTTTATCTAAATGGTGATTTATGTTCATCTCATTAACAAACATAATACAATCAAGATTACCTGATAGACAACGATTTATAATATAAGGAGCATAATCCCTTTTAGAATCAGGATCTTCCATCAAGTTTTCTTTAGTGAAATTGATAGAATTCAACCAATCTTTTAATTCAATACTCATAATCTTGTAGTTTCCCAATGTATTGATAAATGAGATCTAACTTAAATTCATAAGTGTCTCCGTTATTATCCTGTAGATAGAAAGGCATATCAGGATAGAGGGATCTGAAATAATAATACTGATTGATCATCATGTAATCATCATCAATCCATCTTTCCTTTTCTAGTTCTTCTTCAGTCAATTTCATTATCATACTCTATAATAATACGTTTGACACTCTCACCTTTAGTGTTTATTGCAGTTTGATGAAGGTACTCACCACCCAATTCTTCAGCAAGTCCTTCAATCTCCTCAAGGATTTCTTCTTTACTCATAGTTAATACAATACTGCCTCCAAAGGTGTTTGTGGGACAATAGAATAATTAGTCACCAATAATTCTGTTTTAATATTTTCTCTTGTTCCTTTATCTCCACGATGTGCCATAGAATATCTTAGCTCCCACTCCTTTAGATTATAGTTCTTATATAATTCTAGCAGTCTATCATTAACATTATAAGTAATCATAAATTTAT